GACCTCATTCCAGCCAATTCCAATACCAGAACTTGGATAGGCTATAGCTTCAATAGCTGTGTTTGCTGTATTTTTCACCCAGATTTGATTAGCCTCTAAAACAGGCAAATAGATATCACCACCCAAGCCAGTCATTGGGTCGCCTAAATCTGGGGTTGCAGATACGTTGTAATGTGGTGCAACTTGCGTGTTGTATAACTGCGCTTGTTGGTCAACTAGAGTTAATATACCAACATCTTGATTTAACATGCTTGGGGTAAAGTTGGTATTAGTGTATAAGTTCAGACGGTCAGCAGGTGTATCACGTGTGATTGTTACCACATCTCCAGCAGCTCGACCAACTAGAAAAGTTACTTCTACAATTTCAGAGCCACCAACAAACGCAACAGTATAGTTTGTATTGCTTACCAACTGGGTTAAGTCATCCGGTTCTTGTGCTGAAGTTCTCGCATAGACAACGACATCCGAGGCTGCATTAGCAGTCCAGTTAGTTGTAAAAACTGTTTGCCCGGCCGTAGCGGTTATCTGGGTTTTTGGTGGTACATCATTAATTTGTACTTGAGTAGACATGGATTATTCCTTCATTCTTTTAGCTTGTTGTCTGGTTGCTGGAAGTCCGTCAGTTAAAGAGTCTAAAACTTTTTGGGTTCCTTGATAGGTATAAAAATTATTTATAACTGGCAAAGCCCTAAAGCCTTTTTCTATATCTTTTTTATTCCAAGCTCGCTGTCCAATCATGGCAATAACATTAGCATAAGCCTCTGCCATTCCAATAAATGGCCCTCCAAGCATACCTAGTTGAGTGGTATTTCTCGCTTTATCATTTTTAAAAAATTCAATATCACCACCAGCTAAAGCGTTGGCCCATTGTGCTGATTTATATAATAGACTGGTTGCGCCACTTCCTGCAAATGCCTCTTTTAATAATTCATCACTATCCATGTCAACTTCTTCACCTCTCGATAGCTTTCTTAATACTGTGGTTTGAACTGCCATTGCCCCCATGATTACTAGAGCTGCAAATTGTTTGCCTTGAAGCTGTTGCATAAAAGGAACTGTGTATTTGTTAAAAGCTGCAAAAGACCAAGATAAAAATTGTGTTGTTATTTGATGGACTGGATTTTGAAGATTTATATATTTATTTATTAAAGGAACTTTAATTAGTGGCAAATCAGTTTGCCTTCCTTGTATAATTGCATCTTTTACTGAATTATAAATGGCTTGTGAAAATCGTTGTTGAACCTTGGCATCAGTCCACTTAAAATAATCAGACTGGAAGCCATAAATGTTTTTTTCACCATACTGCTTAAATTGACCCATAACAGATTCTGCCCATTCTTCTGGCTTTAAACCATAAGTCTCTAGAAATAGTCTATCATTTTTTGATAAAGCTTTACCATTGACGTGTTTATCTAATAACCTAATAAATTGATGTTGAGCAGTTGATGAAGCCATTCTTTGATTTAAATTTTCTAAGAAATGAACAAAGCCAATTTTTTGTGAAAAATGTGCCATAGATTCTAAAGTGCTGGTTATCATATTTGAAGGTGAACTAGTATCCATAATAGAACCATCGTAAACTTGTCTAAATTGCGATTTATTCATGTTTTCTAATGCAAGCCCGGCCTGTTTGGCATATTCACGATATCTTGTTCCTTGTTTGGATTTTATCAGCCCATTAAGAGTAGTAACGCCTGGAGTAAGTCCTGATTTTATCCACCTAAACATACCATATTTAAACATGCTGCCAGCACTATCTCCAAGCTGACTTAGTGCTGTATTTCCTAATCGAGTAGACACTGCAAGTAATCTTGCGTTTTTTCCTATTTCATACATGGTCTCGTTAAGTTCATCTGGCCTAACGCCTGAATATCCATTAATTAAATTTTTAGTAAATTCTTTAGCGGATAATTCAAGTTTATCAATTTCAGATAATCTTTTTTTTCTTTGCTTTTCTGGCAGTCTTTCAGCAATTGCTCTCTGTTCTTTATAATAGTTTGATATAACTTGCAAATATCCATCAATGCCTTTTTTAGTTACACCAGTAAAGTTTTGCAATTTTTCATCAAGTAAATAGTTCTTAGCTAATGGCCTAATATAATTCTCTGTCATTTTAGGTAAGTTGGTATCTAAAAAACCATTATTTAAGTAATATCTTGAGTTTACAAATAAAGTACGCCCTTTAGTTGATTTTGGATTTGTATATGCATTTAATGCAATTGTTGTTAAGTCATCATCAGTATAACCCATAATTGAGTCATAATATCTTGCAGCTTGTTCTTCCATCTCATTTTCATCTTGAAACAAGCTTCTAAAATTTGGCGTATCATCTGGATCTAAAAATTTAATTTTGTCGGCTTCATCAAAAAAATACCAATGACGCGGTACATCTCCTTGTTGAGCTAGGCCTCTAATTCGAGCCTCTTCATCTAAGAGCTGAGTGCGTAAAGGCTCTCTTTGTGCCTTTAATGATTCTATTTCATTTTCTAATGCCACGCGCTGCTGGTTAAGTTTTTCTACTTTTTTCAAGTGACTGGCTTCTGAAACATTTTTTGCCGGCGGTTTTAAAATGTTTTGTTCTAACAAAAATTTTTCTTTATTTTTGGTATCAATTTGTGTTGTAAATTCAGAAATACTTGATTTTAAATCTTCCCTAGGCTTAAGGAATTTTTTCAATCCTTTAACATCTTTGCTACTTAAAGCTGTATATCCATCTAATACAATTTTTAAATCTGTGTCATCTAGTTGTGCAATGTGTAATTCATTTTTATATTTTTGTATTTGGCTATTAATGGTTTTCAGAGATTCTTGATTAGCTAATACATCAATATTATTAAAAATTTTATTTTGCAGTTCTTTACGTGTAGAAACTAAAGCGTCTAATGGCTCAGTCCATTTTCTTATTAATGCATCTTGATCTGTCCAAGCTTGCACTGTTGCATTTATAAAACCTTGCCTGTCATTTTTCATTTCTTGACGTTTGAAAGCACGTGTAAAATAACCCTCATAAACTCGTTGCGGCAATATTTCTTCATTGAGATTTTGTGATTTTAAAAATCTTTTATAGTGTGGCTCAGTAGAATCTTTCCATAATTTTGTAGCATCTCGGATTTCTGGATTGGTATCAACCCCAAATGAATAAATATTATTTACAACTCTCATACCAAAACTGGCTGGGTTTTGATAATCGTTTTTGTCTAGTTTTTCGGAAAATTGTTTTAGTTGCTGCTCTTCTGGTAATGTTAAATCCATACCATTGTATCTTAATCTATAGCCTTCAAACTGCGCTTGTGATCTTTTAATTGCGCCATCAACAGCTTGCATTTCTGCGTCAAAAGACAAGCCATTTGGAACATATTTTTTACCGGCAATTGTTTCGATGTTGTGATGCACAATGGCATTTGTAATAGCTGGCAATGGCCCATCACCTGTTAAACCTCTAACTGTATTGCTCCAGAGTGACGTAAACCCAGTTACAGGTGATTTGTATGTTTGTGGAAACCAAAACAAACCTTTTTTAGCCATCTGGCTTTCGTAGAACATTTTTGCATCACTAACCTTTTGCGCTGATTGTGCAAAATTTCCAACAGGAGCAGCAGTCATGCTTTCAACATCAGAATTTGCATTCAAATTAAATCTAGCCTCAATGCCGTCAAGATTGTGTTTTATAGCATCTTTAGCTTGATGCATTGCGCCGGCAGAAAAATCTACCAACTCTGATACTCGCTCACCTAGTTTAAGTTTTTTTCCAGCAGCAGATAAACCCTCAAATCCACCATAGAAAGCTAGTCCAGCAGCAGTATCTACTAAAGTATTGTACCCAATATCTTCAATTTTTCGTTCTGGGTCTATAATTCCGGTCAAACCTTCTCTTGTGAAAGAATAACCAAGTAAGTTGCCAGCTTCTAAGCCTGTTCGTTGTATAAAATTATAATTTTGTGCTGCGTATTTGAAAGGCGCAAGCCATTTAAACATAAACCAATCAGCAGCGAGACCAGCAGCACCGCCAGCTAAACCTGTAGCCCATTTTTGTAAATAAGGTTGATTGTTCCATTGTTCTTCTCGAGCAATTTGATCTTGTATCCAATTGTAAATATTCTGTTGTTGCTGAGGCGATGTAACACCATTAATCAAGGAGTCACGGTATTTTGCTGGAACAGATTTAAGCATTTCTTTATTGTCTGTCGGCATCCAATTATTTGGAATTGGTTGCGACATAATATTTTGCAAGTTGCTATTATCAACTGGCTCAAATGCTTTCTTTTTAACATATGCTTGATATATTTCACCGGGCATAGTCATTTCGGCAGCTTCTCGCCCAAATGCTTCAAAAAAACCTAGACCTTTTGGTGCGTCTTTTGGCCATAAAGCTGGAGGCAACCCAATGCCGTATCTTTCTGGATTATAAACACTTGTAGGGTTGAATGGCTGCGTGACACTGATATTTGTATTTACATCTAATGGCGAACTAGCAGGGTATGAGATGGTCATATCCGGCATATGTTTAGAGCCTATAATTTGCAATGCTCTATCAATTTGTTCGTTTCGTTGTTCACTAAAAGGTTTTTCATTATTGGATTGCATTTGCCGCCCCTTTGCCAGTTAGTTTTTGGATCATGGCTTGCAGTTCTTCCATGTTAGACATTGGTTTTCTGCCGAATCTACCAAAGGCATCATCGTACGATTGTTTTACTTTGTCAAAGTTTGGTGTATAGGTCATTAGGCTTGGGTTATAAGGGCCATAATGTGTAAGCATGGATGAGTAACCAGAGGTATGTGATAAACCTACATCGTAAGAACCGCTAACTGGATTATTTGGGTTGTAAGATAATTGTGTTTCTTGGCTAATATCAACAATAAGATTTGCGGTATCTACAACACTCTCTTTGCCATTAACTATCCTTACAATCTCAACCTTGATAGGCTCGGCATTTTTCATAACATCATTATATTTTTCTTGTGTTAATCTTTGTGCAAATGGTTTGAGTGGTGCTATATCTAAATCATATTTATCCATATTTTTGATTCGGTAATAATTAGCAGCCAATCCATTTTGTGCGGCTACCTTTTGTTGTTCAAACTTTTGATTAAGTTGCTCAACAATATCTCTTTGAAAAAAGAAATGGCTGTTTTCTAGGTTTGCCATTTTTTCTAAAGGATACATAGAGGTGAAGTTCTCGCCATTAACCTTGGATTCACCAAAAATTGACTGCAAGGACTCTTTTGTCATTTCTTGAGCTTCTTCATAGTTATTAGCAAAATCATAATTTGATTTTAATATGCTCATAACATTTGCGGTCATGGACAATTTATTTAACATTGGTGCTTTATTAAAAAAACCAGTAACGCCTAACAATTTTTCAGCTGTTCTTGTTTGATTTTGAAATGTAGATAAATCTCCACCTGCGCCTGTTGTTAATTCATTCCACTTCATTGCTGCAAGTTTTTTTTCTTCTTCTGTTCTATTTTCTGCAATTCTAACTCTTTGCAAGGCTTCATCATCGCTCATGCCGGGATGTAGTCTGGTTATTGCATTAAATTGTTGTATACGTTGCGTTGTATCTTTGCTTAATCCTAAAAGATTACCTCTTTGATTATTTGCAACAACTTGAATAGCATTACTTGCAGCCCTCATATCTTCCGAATTATTTGAACGACTATAGCTTTCAATAACACGATTAAATGCCGGGACTGGACCACCTGCTATACTTGCGGCATAAGCTTCATTTTGTAATGGCATGGCATTAGGATTTTCTTGTGCTTGTCGGGACACTGTCGCAAAATATGCATTATCTTTTGCTTTATCTGATGTTGTTTCGGCCCATAATTTACGATTTGAATAATCAGACAAAATTTGTGAAGTGAGTGTGTTTTCCCTTGTCTCATTAGCTTTAGTGGCTTTGAATTTCGCAAGCCAGTTGTTCATTTGGGTATCACTAATGCCGGGCATATTAGCTACGGATTGTATATCCATATTTGTGATAGTGCCTTGTGCAGCTTTTAAATTTAAATCTGAAAACGCATAATTTGCTGCCACACTTTCCATATTATTTAAATGCTGTTGGAAAGCTAAAGTATTGTTTCCAAGGGTCGTCCATTCATCAGCAGATATGTCTTTTGGTCTTTTATTGTAGTCAATAAATTGGCTTAAAAATTCACCACGTCTTTTATCTCTAGCCTCTTTATTTTCTCCGGGTATTTCCTGTTCAAATTGAATTAGTTGATTATTATAAATGCCTTGGTAGTAAGTAATTTTTGCGCTGGCATTGCTAGCTTCCATCTCTGAGCGTGTCATCATGCCAGAATTGAATTGTTTTAAATTCTGAGCGATTTTATCATCATAAAGCTTCTTAGCATCTTGGATTTTGCCAGTGGTTGCCATGTTATTGATATTTTGGTCAGTTAATTTATCATTAACTTTCATGGCATCAAGAGCATCAGATTTTGCTTGTGTAATTAATTTTGAGCGATACTGGCTGGCTGTATTATCAAGCTGTCTTTGGTATTGGAAACTTAAATTTGTTCTAACCTCTGTAGGTGCAACTGCCATTATCTTTTCAAGACCTTGAGACATTTGAGATTGGAACTCATTAATTTGGCCTTGGCTTAGTTTATAAGATTGGCTAAGTTGTTCTTCTGCTTGATTAAACATCTGGTTGGCTTGCAAACTAAGCGTGTTTTGTGATTGCGCCAAGTAACCGTCTTTAAATGCTTGGTCTGCTTGAGTAATGGATGGAAGTAAATCTCCTTGTGGATTTAGACCGTATTCAAGACCTCTATTTCTATTGTATTGAATTGACGCTTGTTGTGCCATTGTAGCTCCCAAGTCGCCAATAAAAGTATCACTCTTAGCTACATTTTCAAAAGCTGCTAAAAATGGTTGGGGTTGAGTCATAATTGACAAGCGTTCTTGAGGTTGTAGGGTTTGAATTTCTTGGGCCATTATGCAATCTCCGTCATGCCAAAGGATGTTTTACCAGATTTTTTAGTTAATCCACCGGCAAGACTTGATAAAGGTATTAGGTTTAAAAATCTTTGCTGCATTGCTTGGCCAAGTTGAGTTTGGCTTGATAAAGCATGCAATCCAGACAATGCATTGCCAGCTCTAAGGTCAGCTTCTTTAGCCAATTGATTCATTCGTCTCACTTGCTCATCAGCAGAGTAAGCTTGCATTGATGCGCCTCTTAAGGCAACAGCAGTTCCAGCAGCAGAACTTGTTCCTCTAGCTGCTTGTACGGCAATTTGAGTACCGATGTTTTGTCGTAGTTGTCGCATAGACTGTAATGAGTCTTGAGCATATTGTGCTCTTAAGGCTTCAAGATTAGCTTCGTATTGTGCTTGTTCAATATCACGGCCTGCTTGGATTAATCCTTGCTGTCTTCTGGTTGAGGTGTAATCCATTACCATGCCGGCAGCTTGCATACCTAATAAAATTCCAGTTAATGGATCCATTTTTACTCCTCAATCTTATAATAAACGCCAATCAACCGAATATCGAATGGGTCACTGCTAGTAATTGTTATCGGGTCGCGTAAAAATTCATTCCACCCTTTCATTAAAGATTTTTTAAATAATCCAGTGGCCGGAACAGGTGGTCCGACTAAAGATAATGGCCCAGCCAAAGGATTAAATTGGTCTAAAGATTTCAATGCAATCGGTTGGGCGTCAACGAAGCCACCAATAGTATTGTTGAACATAAAGGTCACATTTCGTATGTGCTGCGGAAATACAAGGCTGCCAGCTTTTGCGCTTCCGCCAGTTGGAGGATTGTTAGGCATTAATTCAATTTGCATTTCAACAGGCAGTCCAATTTTTGCCTCTGTAACATCAATAGGCTGTCCGTGCGCAATAAATTCTACTGTCGAGTTTTCTACATCGTCAGTAAAACCATAGCCGTCACCGACCATTGAAACGGTTTGACCATTAAATCTGGCAAGACCGCTAATTGTACTTGTAGCTGCCCCACTATAAACATAACTACAATCGGTGAAGACATTGAAACTAAGCTCTTCAATAAAGTACTTTGTACTATAAGTGAATGGCGGCACTAACTCATTTGCAATTTGTCTCTCAACAACAAACCATGCTCTGCCGTCTGGACTACTTGCGCCCCATCTAAATAAACCATCAGTTGTATCAGCATAAGTAAACCCGGATACGTTTTCAGCAATTAGTGTTTGATATATCACCAATGTACCATCATCGTTAATAAGAAATATGTAACGGCTTCCAGCTTGTGTGAAGTTGATATAAGCAATTTCATCATGCGGATTTCGAATTAAATGTTCAGATGTAACGCTAATAATATTCGATGCGTAAGCATTGTTAATTCCATCCCAGAGCATTGTATGAACATCGTTACCTGTCACAATAACAATTTGATTATCAATCCCTTGTGGTTGGATTGCTGTTGCTGGATTTGATTCTTGTAACTGCAAACTAAAGTTCTTTGGTGTTAAAGCACTTTCAAATGATAATGGTGTACTATAAATACCGGTATTCGTATGAATGGTTAGACTTCGATATGGAACAATGTACTTAATAACGTTTACTGTATCAGATGATGGATAGTATGCAATTGCGTAATCATCGTCCGTTTCAAGCTCGTTAAAGTCATTGTAATCATTAATTACTGATAACCATAACCCATTAACCAAAGAGTCCGTATGAGCAAAGATAGCCCTATTCTGGAAGCTTGAACATTTCTGTGGCCAGCCTCTAGTATCACTCCAAGCTGGTTCTCGTACTAAGCAAAGTTTTCCCAATAGGTTTGTTATCGCCGGAAATGAAACAACAATATTAACTGAAACTTGTGTTGTTGATGTGTATGCCGTAATTGTTGCAACGCCAAAGCCATCAGTAAAACTTCCGCCGACATAAGCTGTTGAAAATATTGGAGATGAACTTGTTAACGTTGTAGATGCGCCAACAGTTCCGCTTCCTAATGTAAATGTAAAAGATGAATAATTTACATCACCAAAATCATATTGCGGTAAATTTTCGAAGGTTACCGGAGTTAATGTCCATGTATTGTAAATAAATACTGTGGTTGTACCAGCACCTACATTATTCAAAGTAAAAGCATTAATATCATTTGCTGCATCACTGGCTGTGGCATAAACCTTTATCAAGGCCCCAGTGTTATTGCTTCTAGCAAAGTAAGTAATTCCTGCTTTTATTTGTGGTGTTGTTGATGGGTAATCAGCGGGCGTTGCATTAAAAAACCTTACTGGAAAAATAATATTAGCAGTTGTTGCAGCAGTTAATGTGAACTGATTGCTTACAATGCCAGCACCAGTATTAATTGTTGTGTTAGTTGAGCTACGAACTATGTCTTGTGGCCTTATTGTAGCAGCAGTTAATCGAAATAGATTATCAAGAACTGTCCAGTCTGCATTCCGAACAACATCACTTGTTAGTAATGTACTTGATACAGTTGCAACTAAAACATTCTCTAGATAGATTTCAATTGCACCGGGAACAATGGCAAGCAAGTACACGCATTCGTTAAGATACGGAAAGGTTTCAAAGAAAATATCTCTCCAGTCTGTAACGCCTGTTATCTCGTTTCTATAAATAGTGCCAAATCTTTTACCAATCCCACCTTGGGGGTAGGTAATTGTGTTGCGCGCTTTCTTAACGCCTTTATAATATTTGTCAACGGTAATACGACCATACATCAAAGGACTTAATTCACCTACGCTAAATTCATCTTGGGACCATGTAACTTCTGGCATAGCTATCCTTAGTTAATAGAGTTTGGATAAACACCGCCAATATAACGGTTGCCCAATACAGGAAAATCGACCTGTGTGAATTGAGGATGATTTTGACAATCTACTGCCAATGCCATGCCTTGTTGTCTAATGGCCTCAGCTTTAATTGCTTGATAGTAATCCGTTTTTTCAGCATTACTTAAACACAAGTAAGCTGCAATTTCATAAACAAAGTAGTTAACAAAATGCGCTGGTAATCGAGACACATCAGGTTGGAAGACGTATTCCATCCACCATGGTCCTTCCTGAAATGTATATATTCTATCATTATTGAATATATTCCAGTCATAAACATTAGGATATACCTTAAGAACTTTTAGCCACCCGCTTGGAAGTTGAAATGCATATTTGTACGGAGGTGGAACAATTTCAACCAATTGAGATAATTGCTCGATCTTAGTTGCAAATCTCCAATTACCCTCTGCTAATTTGCTAGGTAGTAGCATATCAAAAGCTTGTTCAGCAGCTACAACAAGTTCATCTTGGTCTATCAGCGAGACAACGGGCGCATGACCCAATTGTGTGACCGCATTAGAAATAATGGAGGTCTTTGTAATCATGGCCCGTTCTCCTATTAGCTAGCAGCTCTTAATGCTTGATATTGGACGGTTGTAGCTGCGCCCGGGTCTGCACTAAAATGAACTGTAATTGTATTTAATGTAGGAACTACTTTAACAACTGATACAGCGTTAGTGCTTGCTTGAATTTGAGCAAATACTAAATCAGTTGCTGCAACGCCAGTTACAGTAATAGCAACTGATGTTCCGCCGCCTGCATAAGCAGAAGTACCAGCGTATTTAACAATATGACTTGGAGCAATGCCAGAAGCCAATTTTGCTAAAGTTACGTTAGCATTTAAAATTTTAGCGGTAGTAACAGCGTCACTTGCTAATTTTAATGCGGTTACTGCACCATCTTGTAGGTTAGCAGTTCCAATTGCACCAGCAGGACCATATGAAACAACGCTAACTGTTCCAGCATCACGGTCAACAGCATCAACTAAATAAATACCGTCAGCATCAGATGCATCGATAAAAATTAAGTCGCCAACTGCTAAATCATAAACTACAGGAGCAAAGTAATTGGCAGCAGTTACAGTAGCGATTGCATCAGTAGATGAGGCATACGAAAACAGCGCTGGGCCGTTTGTAAATGCTGGACCATCAATAGTCACTCGACCGCTGTTAAACGCCAATGTTTGGCGAGTAAATCTTGAATCATTAAAAGCCATGTTAATTCCCCTTATTAGGCTGTTTCGTCACATTCGATTGCTAACGTACCACGGTTATCAATTACTACAGCGCCAGCAGAGAATACACCATTTACTAAGTAAGAAGTGTTCTGTGGAATGTAGTTGATTTCGGTACGGAAGTTCATGCCGATACCCATACCGGTAGACATTTTGTGCCATGCTAATGCGGTACGGATGTTACCAACTTTTTGCAAGCCACCTTCTGTCATCTGAGGAATAACGACTACGTTAAATCCTAAGTATTCACGAATGCGTGCACGGTCAATTACGTCATTCTTGGTGTAGAATGTAGAAACGAATTGATCATCTTGCATCAATGATTTGAAGTTGTTAGCAGACATTGCAACAAAACGCTCTGCTAGAGGAACGGCATTGTTGTCAAAGAACTCTAAACATTGTGTGAATTTTTCGTAGTTGAAGTTAGTTCCACCAGCAGGAATGGTATCGCCAACGTCAGCGGTAATTGCATCGATGGTGATTTGGTCAGAACGTCTACCCATAGCTTGAGCAACTAACATGGCGTTTTCCATTTTAGCGTCAAAGTTTACGGTTAGTTCTTGTACTTCGTCCACTGCGGTTGGCGTGGTGTATTTTTGTAAAGTACATAATGCTTTGTTGTAACCAGGATCTTGAATGGTAACAGCAGCTAAATAAGCGGTTGGTACAGAGATAACTTGGTTTACTTTGCGGAATTCTACTTGCGCACCAATAACGTCATATTTCATACGTACTGAATCACGGAGTAAGAAACCTTGCGAACGGTATTCTGCTTTTACAAGTGCATCGAACTCAATCTGTTGCACATTAGTTAAAGATGTAGACATTTTATGCCCCTTAAAAAAAGTTAAAGAAAACAACTCGTTTTAAATTGGGCTTGTAATTTTGTTCTGGTTATCCTTTCGGGCCGGGTTAAATACAAGTTATCCAACTTACCAGAAAACTGGACACTTGTATTTATAATAAAGATTTATTTGTTGTTTTGCAATCTTTCAATCTTTTCGGTAATTTCTTTTCTGTATCGAGCATCTGTTTTGTAACGGCCAATATTATTGGTTAGCTCTGCTTGTAAATCTTCAAGATTATAAATTCCATCAGATTGAGCCTGCTCGTTGCCGGGTATCATTGTATTTTGTCCTAACATTTTTGACCTCAATTCTTCTAGTGCCAATACAGCATCAGCGGTTCTTAAGTTGCTGGTGAGTGCATGAAATGCTGATCCCGATAAGTTGCTTTTAGCCCAGTTGTTTAATACATCCAGTCTCTGGTCAGCGTTCTCACCAAGAGCAGCTTTTTCAGCCTCGTAATCTATGCCAAATTCATCAAGGTACTTTCCTACGGTGCTTAGCATTTTATCCATTACATCTTGTGGTACTCTTTTGGATTTAGCAAATTGCGCTAATTCTTGGAATGGCTCATAGTCGGGCTCAATCCATCCTTTGCCAGCCTCCCATGAATATTCATTGGGCGCTTCACCAAAACGTTTTTGTAATTCAGCATAAGACTTAGCTACATCAGACGCTTTTTTAAACTGGCTTGGCAACCAGTCAGGGCGTTCACCGACACCGGGAGTATTGTCATCAAGCCACCAAGATGGTTCTGGAGTATTTGATAAAGCGGCATCTTGTGCTGCCATGTCTTCAACTGTTGCAGAGATAGTATCAAAACTCATTAAACACCTGCCTGTTTAGCCTCGTGATCTTTTCTCGCTTGATAGCTTTGCACGCTACCAAGAATCTGTCTTAAAGCTTCACGATAACCTTCATAGAATACACACATGTGGGGGTATTTTTCATCAACTGGGCCGGGAGTTGGAGCGATTAAAAATTTTTCTTTGATAATTTCTAAAAGTTTTTTCCCGTCAGTTGTATTGAATACATTCCAACAGAGTTCATCAAGTGGGGTGCCTGATTGCTGGCTTTCTGCTGTTGTATAGTTTTCATAATAATTCTGTGGTTCGATATGTGGATTATGTTCAGTCATTTTACACCTGTGGTAGTGGGGCCTGTTGAGCCTGTTGTTCCATCATCATTTGCTGTTCATTTCTTTTGTTTTGCTGATCTTGCATGACCTGCGCAACTTCTGCCGGAGCATTTAATAACCTGTTATCGATTTGCATTAAATCAGCTAACAAGTATGGATACTCCATTGGATTAATAAAAATTTGAGCAGCTTCTGGTCCGCTTATACCTTGCAGCAATTGGAAGAACTGAGTAAACCTAGCAATCTGTTCCTGTCCTTTCGCTAAAGCTAGTGGCGACCGATACACAAATGATATCATCTTTCTATCTATTTGTGGATAGGGTAATAAGCCCATTTTATCGAGGATGTAACTACATCTTTCGATTACTGGCCACAAGAATTCTTGTTGTAAACGACTAAATAAAGGCCCGATACGTTCTGCCAAGGTTTGGTTTTGTATCATGATTTGAGTTGCGCTTACAGGCTGTTTAGTGTCAGTTGGAATCAAAGAATCTGCAAACAACAAACTCCGAATCTGCATACGCAAATCTTGTATCGTCAATTGGCTAAATTGAGGATTAGATGTGTCGGGCAATGGAATCAATGGCGGTTGTCCTGAGCTTCCTAGTGGAGCAATTGGAATAATCGTCATTGGTTGTAATTTAAATGTATTTGGATTGAATGTCGCATCGTTAAATGCCATGTATGGCTTGAATGTATTTAAGTTAGCAGCAGCAAGTTCAATACGAGCTAATTCGTTTAAACTGATGATAGATGGTAAAGCATCCATTACTGGTCCACGGCCATATGTATCAGCATTTGTTTTTTGAAAACGCCAAACAATTCCGGGATTAACTTCAAAGTCTTCGGTGTAGAAAATATCATTATCTGAGCAGACAACATATTGATATTTCTTATCACGTTGAGGGTTATACATTACCCCCTCGTAAACTTTTTTGATTGTATAGTCAGGATTATTTTTAATTTCTCTGATTAGTTCTTGTGGTAATACTGCCTTTGACCAGCGAACAGTAATCTCATTAGCTTTGACATCTTCCCAGTTGCGATACCAAGATTCAATCTTGCCAGTCATTGCTTCTTCAATGGCTAGCTTATCCATCGGAATTGAAGTGAATAACAATGGTTGTTCGTCAGTGTATTGGTTGATTACTAAACATGATGTGCCTACAGATAAATCAAAATAACATTCATTGATAATAACATCAAAATTAGAGTCGTGGATGTAATCAAACAGTTTGCGCATGTAGTCATTGAGCAAACGCTGAGCATCATCTCGACTTATTCCTGCGTCATCTTCATCAAATTCTGGGTCAATTGTTAGAAAACCCCATTGCGTCTGAGGTGGGGTCATTGCAGTATGGAGTTTACTAACAAAAGTCTTTGTGGCTTCAATGGCTGTTGTGTCATAAACACGGGTACCTTTTGCTTCGCCTTGTTGTTCTTTTGGTCGCCAGAATCGATTGCGGTTTGGTATAGCATAAAAATAACAAGCCTCATGCAGACTAGCCCAAAGATAGCTTATCTGCATTGCACGGTTGTAGCGCTGCTTAAATTGGTCTACTAGTCTGTCAGCCATGTTTTATCCTAATTTTTCTTGTGTACCCATGTCACTCATAGGTTGCATAAATCCAGCAGAACGGTAACGTCTGCGCATACTACGAATTGTTTTTTCTTGGATTGCTCTTCTTTCGGATTCTTTTTCGCCACTAATTCGTGCTTGTTCGGCAATAGCAGCTTCTTTTTGCTGATAATACGAATTGATAGCATCTGACTTCATTCGTCTTTCAGCAGCAGTCTGATGTGGAATTACACTTGCTACTGCGCCCTCTAGTTTTTTTAAACCTTTTGATAACCAACTCATATTAATCCCCTATATCCAAATGTGTACATAGATTACTTTTTCTTGAAATTCAGACGGATGTATTACCCTATCAACAAATTTAATCCGATGAGGAATTTTAATTTGCTTACGAAGCGTCTTTAATTGGGATAATATTGTCGCCATTTTCCAAGTTCATTTTTGCTAAATCTTCTTTCATCTTATCAACTTCTTGTTGCAGTTTGAAGCTTTCATAAGCACGAATACCAATATTGATAGACTCCATCAATTGTTTTATTTCAGAAGCGCTTAAATCACCCTCAGAAGCTTGTTTAAGTAGTTGCTGATACTGTACGTGTGGGTCAGCACTCTCATCAACGTTAATTCTTACTCGACCTTGTTTATTGTAAAAGAATCTTGATGTGCCAACACCTTCCCAGAATCTCCAATTGAAGTCTGGGTTATCAGCATTAGCTTCACCCTCACGTTCCCACAACATTTGGGCAAAATTAACGGCTATACGAGAACATTCGTCAAATATTTGATGCTTCTTTCGCCAGTAATAAAATGTTGAGTCAGATATTAACGCTTCTACGCAAAATTCTGCAACAGAACCGCCATTACCAATAATTTCTAGCACCATCAGGCAATGTTTCTTTTCATCATAAACTTTGCCACTAATGTTCTTTTTAGCTTGTTCGTAAATCTTTTTAGGGTCTAATTTTGTCATTTTTAGATTCTCCTTTAAACTCATTATGTCTAAATTTTAAAAGGGTTACAAATGATTGATATTAAACAACTCAGAGAGTTAATTATTAAACCATCATTAGATAAGTTACAAATGTATAGCACAGATGCGGAGGAATTACTTGTCTTTACTTGTGCGTGTGAGTCGTTGGGCGGAACTTACTTGAAGCAAATCAAAGGTCCGGCGCTTGGAATTTATCAGATGGAGCCTAACACATACACTGATATTTGGCAGAACTATATTAAAAACCAGGGTCATCTAGTAAACATGTTAGCACTAAACTTTAATGTGACTTCCATGCCTTTACCTGAGCGTATGATTTATGACCTACAGTACGCAACCGCTATGGCTAGATTGCATTACCGCAGAGTCAAAGCGCCCATACCAGACCATAAAAATATTGATGCCGTTTGGGAGTATTACAAAAAATATTATAACACTCCTTTAGGCAAAGCTGAGAAAGAGCAATCTATTAAACATTATCAGAAATATCTGAAGAGCTAAGAGCACTGTTGCACTCTTGAACGTCCTTCATTTCAACTAACTGCAAGCAATGGGAGCAAACCAGCCCTGTTGCTTGTTTAGTAAATTGGCTTAAAACAAAGTTATAGGGAATAAAGTTGTGGTAGCCGTCCCTGTTTTTAATGCAGTGCGTTATATCTTCGTACCATTCCATCCAATCACGCATGTACCTCTCCATCAATTATCGTCGCCTGTATGATATCCCACAGGGGCAGATGAAGTATAGTGTCGAGTGGTAGAGGCTACAGTATAAGCTAGGGGGCTACCTTGATGGTGGCGAGTGGTAGGGAAATG